TACAAGAAGGTAGACATCACCACAGCCTCTGAAGATGAAGACTTAGAAGTAACTCAAGACTTGAAGACCTATCAAGATGATAAGGTTAAACTAATCACTTACTACGGTTTGGTTCCTAAAGAGTACCTAGACGGTGAAGAGTCAGATGAGTATGAAGAGTTGTTCCCTGAAGGCTCTAAAGCTGATGACTACTCTAACATGGTAGAAGCTATCATTGTTATTGCTAACGACAGCATCTTGCTCAAGGCTGAAGCTAATCCTTACATGATGAAGGATAGACCCGTTGTAGCCTACCAAGACGATACAGTGCCCGGACGCTTCTGGGGTCGAGGTACAGCTGAGAAAGCCTACAATATGCAGAAGGCTATTGATGGTCAGCTTCGTGCTCACATGGACTCCTTAGCCCTCACCACAGCTCCTATGATTGCAATGGATGCTACAAGGCTTCCACGTGGTGCTAAGTTTGAGATTAAGCCCGGTAAGGCTATCTTGACCAATGGTGCACCTTCTGAGATCCTGTATCCCTTCAAGTTCGGTCAGACTGACAACAATGCTGCAGCAGCAGCGCAGAACTTTGAGCGTATGCTCCTACAAGCTACAGGCACAGTTGACAGCGCAGGTATGCCATCTAACGTACCTCGTGACGCAGGTGCTGGTGGTATGTCAATGGCTATGGCTGGCATCATCAAGAAGTACAAGCGTACCTTGAGTAACTTCCAAGAAGACTTCATGATCCCGTTCATTAACAAGGCTGCCTTCCGTTATATGCAGTTTGACAGTGAGCGTTATCCATCAGTTGACATGACCTTCATTCCAACAGCTACCTTGGGTATCTTGGCACGAGAGTTTGAACAACAACAGATGATTGGTTTGTTGCAGACCTTAGGCCCTAACACTCCAGTACTGCCATTGATCCTTAAAGGTATCTTGCAGAACAGCTCATTGTCTAACCGTGGTGAGTTGATGAAGGCTCTGGATCAGATGTCTCAACCTAATCCACAGGCTGCTGAGGCTGCACAGATGCAACAACAGGCTGCAATGGAGCTGGCACAGGCTCAGGTGGCTGACTTGACCTCTAAAGCTCAGAAACAGTCAGCTGAGGCTCAAAAGACCATGATTGAAGCTCAGATGATCCCTGAAGAGCAGCGTGTAAAGCTAGTTCAAGCTGCATCTACTAACCTAGACAGTGGTGATGACTTCGAGAAACGTCTGAAACTGGCTGACATGATGCTAAAAGAGAAGACTATTAACCTGAAAGCTGCTGATATTGCCTCAAATGAGCGTATTGCCAGCCTACAGATGATGACTAGAGCACGTAAATAACAAAATAGTTAACAAAAGGCTTGACAAAGTGTTGTTTTTATGCTACAATAACACTATTGTATAAGTATTTAATGGAGGGATAAGCCAAATGGCCCCTGATTTACAAAAGTATTACGAAGAAACCTTTAATACCATGAGTACTAAGGGTTGGGACTTCTTAATTGAAGACTTTGAAGAGATTAAGGCTAGTTTAAACGATATTTCTACTGTCAACGATACACAAACACTTCATTATCGTAAAGGACAGTTAGATATTATTGAATTAGTTTTAGGGCGTAAGGCTGTGTGTGAAAAGGTATATGAGGACTTGCAGGATCAGCAAGGAGACTTGCGTTGAAAAGACTGTACGACTTCCAATGCCCTAACGATCACATAACTGAATCGCTGGTAGATAGCGATCATACCACTGCTAAATGTAAGGTATGTAGTAAGGACGCTATCAGGCTCATTTCAGCTCCTACCATTGGGTTAGATGCCATATCTGGTGACTTCCCCGGTGCAACGGCTAAGTGGGCTGCTGTGAGAGCTGACAGGCTCAAGCAGGAACAAAAGAGAGGATCTGAGTAATCAGGCAACCCAATTCTATTTTTAAGTTAATCCTGTAATCCATACGTGGACAGGGAAAGGTTAGGTATGGCTTTAATTGATAGTAATGAGGAACTAGGTAGCGTTAGTGAGATTGATGCTGAAGACTTTAAACAGTCCTCAAATGTACAACAGACTCAACAACCTTCAGAACAAGCACCACAAGAGATCCCTGAGAAGTACAAAGGGAAGAATCTCGAAGATATTGTTCGTATGCACCAAGAGGCTGAAAAGCTAATCGGTAGGCAAGCACAGGAAGTTGGAGAAGTTAGGCGTTTAGCTGATGATCTAATTAAACAAAGCTTATCTCAAAATACTCAAAATCAAGCACAACCAAAAGCGGTGGAAACCCCACCACAAGAGATTGATTTCTTTGAAGATCCGCAGAGTCACGTTAATCGTGCAGTTGCAAATCATCCAGACGTAATTGCCGCTAAACAGGCATCACAGCAGTTAAAGCAGATTCAGACACACGCAATGCTCAACAAGAAGCATCCTGACTTTGCAGATATTGTACGTGATGGTGAGTTTATTGAGTGGGTTAAAGCTTCTCCAATGAGGCTCAATATCTACGCAATGGCAGATGCTAACTATGATTTTAATGCTGCTGATGAACTTCTCTCTACATTCAAACAGATTCGTACATCTAAGACACAACAAACTACTGATGCAGGTAACGCTGTTCGCAAACAGAACCTTAAAGCAGCTGGTGTCGATGTTGGAGGAACTGGAGAGTCTTCTAAGAAAGTATATCGTCGTGCCGACCTTATCCGGCTACGTATGACAGATCCTGACCGTTATGAGGCACTGCAACCTGAGATTATGGCTGCGTACTCTGAAGGCAGGGTTAAATAAATTTAATTTAATTCACAAATTCACAGGAGAATTTTAAAATGGCATTAGGAACAGATCACGTAACGAGTACCACAGCAGCAACGTTTATTCCAGAAGTATGGAGTGACGAGATTGCTGCTGCGTACAAAAAGAGCTTGGTTGCAGCTAACCTAGTTAAGAAGATGAGCTTCAAGGGCAAGAAAGGTGACGTAGTTCACATTCCAGTCCCTGCACGTGGCACAGCTTCTGCTAAGGCAGCTTCTACACAAGTTACACTCATTGCAGCTACTGAATCAGAAGTAACTATTTCTATCAACAAGCACTACGAATATTCTCGTTTGATCGAGGACATCGTTGAAGCCCAAGCATTGTCTAGCCTCCGTCAGTTCTACACTGATGATGCTGGTTACTCTTTGGGTCGCCAAGTTGATACTGACTTGGTGAACTTGGGTCAACAGTTCAATGTTTCAACAGCTGGTGCAGGTAACTTCCGCTACGCTGGTGCTTTCATTGGTGGTGATGGCTCTACAGCTTTTGACTACACTGCTAACACCAATGCTGGTAATGCTTCAGCTTTGACAGCTGCTGGCATTCGTCGTACAATTCAGCGTCTTGATGACAGCGATGTTCCTATGGACAACCGCTTCTTCTTGATTCCCCCAAATGTACGTAACACTATCTTGGGTTTGACTGAGTTCACAACCTTCAACAGCGTTGGTGAAGCTGGTTCTGCTAACAGCATCCGTAACGGCATGATTGGTGACATCTACGGTGTTCCAGTCTACGTTTCGTCCAATGCTGGCACAGCTAAGTCTGCTGCTGATGGTACTGGTACTAGCTTGGGTCGTGTGTGCTTGATGGCTCACAAGGACTCTATGGTTCTGGTTGAGCAAGTTGGTGTCCGTTCACAGACTCAGTACAAACAAGAGTACCTCGGTACATTGTTCACAGCTGATACTTTGTACGGTTGCGCTGAGCTGCGTAACTACGGTGGCGTTGCCCTCGTGGTTCCTGTCTAAGTAGACTAACTAGGTTCCCATGCTCATAAGGTGTGGGAGCCTTTTTAATGTGCTAAAGGTAGCATATCAGAAAGGTTAATTAGTATGAAATTCAAATGTATTCAATCAGGTAACACAGTAGAGTTCTTTCAGGAGCATGAGATCGCTGAGATGCGTAAACATACTGGCTACACTGAGGTAGTTGAAGTAGTTGAAGCACCTAAAGCAACTAAGAAAACAGTAGTAAAGCAAGATGAAACCAGTATCGACGGGTAATGTTCTTACTGCTGCAACGCAGACTACTCTGTTTACAGTACCTACTGGTTATTATGCTAGGTGGCCTCTTTGTTACGTTGTAAACCACTCAGGTAATAATAAGTTTATTGATGTTGTGTGGTATGACGCAAGCGCAGCAACTGAGATTTTCGTATTAGATAACTATGTGTTAAGTACTACTCAGTTTATCAAATTTAACGATGGTGCTTATATTGTTCTTGAAGAGGGCGATCAAGTTCGAGCAACTTCTGAGACTGGCTCCACAATGAATATTATCAACACGTTTGAGTTATACAGAAAAGGCGAATAAATCATGGCAGCTCCTCAAGCACTGACACCTGAGCAGATACAGCAGATTATCGCTGCAGGTCGTGGTAATACTGTTAACATTGGTGGTACTTTGTATGGTGCTAACTATGCTGACCAAGGCTCAGGTGAGTCTTTTCAAGAAGGCCCACTACAAAGTATTATCGGTTCTACAGGCCAAGGAGCAGGTACTCCTTTCTATCAATATGACCCTTCAGGTGCTTTTGTAAGTCAAGGCGTTGAGAAAAAAGGAGCCTCATTCTTTGGTGGCTTAGCAGATGCTTTTAAAGATCCCGTAGTATTAGCAGCTTTAGGAGCCGCTGGTTATGCAGGTTTACTTGGTGGCGGTGGAGCTGGTATAGGTAATGGGGCTTTCTTAGGTGAAGGAGTACCAAGTGGAATAGGTGCTTGGGATGCAGCTTTTACAGGTGCTGGAGGTGCTTTTAACCCTGCTTTTGCATTAGGTGCAGATGGTTTAGTTGGAACTGCTTTACCAACAACTACAGCCGCAGGAACAACTGCAGCAACAGCAGCCTCTAGTTTAACACCTACACAGATAGCTAATTTAGCTAGAGCGGGTATTAACGTAGCTGGACTCTTAGGAGCTACTAACGCTATCTCTAACATGGGTGGTGGTAATACATCAACAACAGCAACTCCAGTAACTTACTCAGGTGGTGGTGCTGGTGGTTACTCTCCAGAGTACTTCAGTCAACTACAAAGTAACTACAATAGCTTGATGCCCGGAGTACCTCGTGACGTTGCAAGCCCATTGCAGAACTGGTACTCAACTGAATTTAATCCCGGTGCTTCTATTACAGGTAGCTTGTTTGGTGATATGGTTGGTGGTACTTCAGTTGGCATGGCTCCAGCAAGACCAGCTCCGCTTACACCTTTACCTAGACCACCTGTTGTGCTTCCTCCTACAACCGGTACAGGAACCGGTACAGGAACCGGTACAGGAACCGGTACAGGAACCGGTACAGGAACCGGTACAGGAACCGGTACAGGAACCGGTACAGGAACCGGTACAGGAACTGTAGTTAACCCCGGATCAGCTGGTTATCAGTATGCTACAAATCAATTAGGTTTAACACCTGCACAATATTTAAATAATATCAATCAGTGGATTATTGATAATCCTAGTGCCTCTAGAGCACAGATTGATGCTGTAATGTCTCAAGCTGGTGTTAGTCAGACTGACCTACAAGAAGCTTTGCGTACTACTACATTCTCAGATGCTACTAAATATGCTTTGACACACGGTGGTAGTTTACAAGAACTTGGTAACACTATTGTAGAGTATATTAATAGTAACCCTACAGCCACTAATGCACAAATTCAAGAACAACAAACTCAGTATGGTATTTCAGATCAAGATGTTGCAAATGCCTTAACTAGTTTAAACTCATCAGCTGGTAAGGAGTACGCTGTAGTTCAAGACATTGGTTTAAACCAATACTATCAGAACATTGCAGATGCAGCTCAATCAGGTATTTCAGCTTCTGAAGCAGCAGCTCAAATGCAACAATACGGTGTAAGCCCTGCAGATGTTGCACAAGCTTATAGCTTATTTGCCCCTTCTGGTGGTTTAACATTAAATGATGTCTTAGCTGCTTACAACAAATAATCTTAGGAACTTACATGGCAACAATCATCACAAAGAATAGCAGTACAGCATCTGCTACTCCTGCAGCAGGTGACTTAACTAAAGGTGAGTTAGCTGTTAACGTAACAGACAAGAAACTGTACACCAAAGACAATAGTGCAACTGTTGTTAGGATTGTAGGTTCCTTAGGTAATCAAGAAGCTTCAGCAGCTGCCATTACAGGTGGTACTGTTGCTGGAGTAGCTCAAACTGGCGGTACAATTAACAATACTCCCATTGGTGGCACTACAGCTGCAGCAGTTACAGGAACTACAATTACAGCCAATACTGGCTTTGTAGGTGCTTTAACTGGAGCTGTGACTGGTAACACTACAGGTACACATACAGGTGATGTCACTGGTAATGTCACAGGTAACTTAACTGGTAACGTAACAGCCTCCACAGGTACTTCATCGTTCAATGATGTCACCATTAACGGTGGCTTGAACATGAATGCTGGTACTTCAGCTACCATTACTAACCTCACATCTCCAACTAACTCAGGTGATGCAGCTACTAAAGGTTATGTTGATACTGCTATCAGTAACCTTGTTGATGGTGCTCCAGCAGCTTTAGATACATTGAATGAACTTGCAGCAGCTTTAAATGATGATGCTTCATTCTCCACTACTGTAACTAACTCTATTGCAGCTAAGCTTCCACTAGCCGGAGGCACAATGAGTGGTGCTATTGCAATGGGTACGTCTAAGATTACTGGCTTAGGTACTCCAACTGCAAACACAGATGCAGCCACTAAGGGCTATGTAGATAGTTCAGCTGCTGGTGGTCTACCTTTGTCTGGTGGAACAATGACAGGTAACATTGTCATGGGAGCTAACAAGGTTACATCTACAGCTACGCCAACAACTGACGATGACCTTACTCGTAAGGCTTATGTTGACAGTATCCTTGGTAGTGCAACATCAGCAGCTACCTCAGCCTCAGCAGCAGCAACTTCAGAGACTAATGCTGGTAACTCAGCCTCTGCAGCTTCATCATCTGCCTCTGCAGCCAGTGCTTCAGCATCCTCAGCTGCAGCGTCCTATGATAGCTTTGATGACAGGTATCTTGGCCCTAAGTCTTCAGCTCCAACAGTGGACAATGATGGTAACACATTGTTAACAGGTGCTATCTACTGGAACTCAACATCATCTAATCTATGGGTGTGGACTGGTTCAGTATGGTCACAAGCTACTCTAACAGCTGGCTCCTTTGCTACATTAGCAGGTTCTGAGACTCTTACCAACAAAACCATTACCTTTGCTGACAATACGCTAACCAATGTTGCAAGCCTTAACACAGCACAAACATTCACGGCTACTAAGACATTCTCAGGTTCATCATCTGCTACTGCCATTGTTTTAAACGATGCAGCAGAGGTAGCTACAGTATCTGCAACTGCGGCTACAGGCACAATTAACTACGACATTACAACTCAGTCTGTTCTGTACTACACAAGCAACGCAAGTGCTAACTGGACAGTTAACTTCAGAGGCTCTAGCGGTACTTCGCTAGATACCTTAATGAGTACAGGTCAATCAATGACTGTGGCTTTCTTGGTTACTCAAGGTGCTACTGCCTACTACAACTCTGCTGTGCAAGTTGATGGCACTACATCAGGTGTTACGACACGTTGGTTGGGTGGTGCGCCTACTGCTGGTAATGCTAGTGGCATCGATAGTTACAGATTTCTTTTACTGAAAACTGGAAGTGCCACGTTCACTATCCTTGCCTCAGTAACACAATTTAAGGCTTAATCCTATGCCATTACAAGCAACTTCTGGTGCGGCTAGTTACGATGCCTTTGGTGGTGGTGTTCCTGTTGTGCCTAACTACATTGAGGATGTGTTTAATGTGTGGTTGCATACAGGGAGTAGTTCATCTAATCAAACTATTACCAATGGAATTGATTTGGCTGGTAAAGGTGGATTGGTATGGCAAAAAGGAAGGAATACAGCGTTTAATCATGCGGTTTTTGATTCTGGAAGAAGTCTAGGTTTAGGAACTGCTTCCATGTTAAATACCAACACGACAAATGCGGAAGCTACTGGCAATTCAATGCGTTTTGATAGCACTGGCTTTACTATGGGGGTAAGCGATGATGCTGCTCAATGGGCCTCATGGACAATCCGCAAGCAACCAAAGTTCTTTGATGTTGTGACTTGGACTTCAACGAATAATGCAAACGCTAGGATTTCACATAATCTTGGGTCTGTTCCGGGTTGCTACATAATTAAAAGAACTGATAGTGCTGGCACTTGGTTTGCCTACCATGCGTCACTTGGGCGCAGTGCTTATGTGAGATTAAACACTGTAGATGGGTCATCAACAAATACAAATTGCTGGGGAACAACTGACCCAACAACAACAGACTTTGGCGTTAACGAAACTTTCTTTACACCCGGCTCAGGCAATTACGTAGCCTACCTATTCGCCCATGACGCAGGAGGCTTTGGCCTAACTGGTACAGACAATGTGATTTCGTGTGGGTCGTTTACTACTGACGTTACAGGCGGTGCAACTGTTAATCTTGGGTACGAACCACAATGGATTTTGGTAAAACAAACTGATGCCTCAGCCGCTTGGTATTTGTTTGATGTAATGCGTAATTTTAATGTTACAACCAACGCAGTTCTTAACCCAAATACTTCAGATGCAGAAACTTCATTTGGTTGGGCAGTTAAACCAACAGCAACTGGTTTTGATGTAAACCCCGGTCGGATTACATCTGCGGCTGGACAAGTATTTATTTACATTACCATTCGTAGAGGCCCGATGAAAGTGCCTACAAGTGGGACTAGTGTTTATAACGGCATTGCAAGAACTGGTAATGGGACTGCAACAACAATATCTAATTCGGGATTTACTCCTGATATGGTGCTGTCTGCGCCTAGAACTGCGGGGTCTTCTTATGGACTTGCTTTTCTTTTTGATAGGCTGCGAGGCCCTCTTAAAATGCTTGAGACAAGAACAAGTCAAGCAGAACAATCTTCAGTTGGGACATTAACTGGTTTTGACACCATGAATGGCTACATAGTTGGTACTGATGCGGCCTCCTATGGGGCTATAAATACAAACTCAGTAACATACATAAATTGGAACTTCAGACGCGCCCCTAGCTTCTTTGATGAGGTTTGCTATACAGGGACGGGAACAGCAGGGCAAACTTTTAATCATAATTTAGGTGTTGTTCCTGAGATGATGATTGTGAAGGGTCGGAGCATTGCCGAGGAATGGAATGTTTATTACGGTGTCAATACAACGTATTTAAAGTTAAACAGTACAGACGTAGCCCAGACTGCTACAACAAGATGGAATGACACAAGCCCTACCAGTTCTGTTTTTTCGCTTGGTACATCTGGTTGGGTAAACCAATCAGGTTCCACATATGTAGCCTACCTTTTTGCCACTTGCGCAGGTGTTTCCAAAGTAGGCTCTGTAACACACGTTGAACCAACAACAGTGGTTTGTGGTTTTACGCCAAGGTTTGTCATGTTGAAAAGTACAGCGTCAACAGGTACAGATGATTGGTTTGTGTTTGATAGCGCAAGGGGAATCGTATCAGGTTT